CCGAGAATCGCCACACCTCTCTGGGTGTGGAGATTTCCGGCCTCGTTAGGCCAATTGGCTTAACGTCCAGTTGAAAAAGGTTACTCTTGAAGTATAAAAACTCCCCGGGCGAAGCCCGGTTGAAAAGTACTTCAAAAACTTTTAAAACCGAGCGTCTCGCCCGAATCCGCTGCTTGCCAAGCAGTGTGGCGGCCACCCTACCACATTAAGGTACCTTACCGTGTCGTTGATCGTTATCACGGCTTAGGTGTAAGGTTATTTATGTTCCACTACACAGTAGAAAAGAACATTGGCGGCACTCCTAAAAAGAAGTGCAGGGAAAAATCGTCACCGGCTGCATGCCAGTACTGTGTCATGTGATCATGAGCATCAATACCAGTATACACGTGTTCGGCGCAATTGATTTGTGTCATAGATGGATTCATCTTCATGGTTTCTCCGGCCCCAGTCCCGAGAGATTCAATAAACGAAGCAAGCATATATCTTGTATTGCTATAAAACGGTAATTGAACTTCGATGACTGGCTGATTCACATTGTTTGTAAATGCAGCACCATTGTAACCAGGTGGAATGACCGCGTCCAGAGCGTTAAAATCCAGGTCTCGAAAAACCTGAGTGGAGTAGCCATTGCTATCCGTTGGACCTCTGAACGCTTGTCGTTCAATCCATTGAGACTCCACTCCCGGAACAACAACTCCGTTGGTACCGCCTCGTCCGCGATTTGAGACGTAGGCTTTGTACCTAACGGATCCACGCATGATCAAGAACATGTGCGCCACGTATGTTAAATACGTGTTGCGACGTGTAGGCTTGTCAGGCTGGACCTGTCCAGGAATGAAAGGCATGAACCGCTCAACCACTTCATAGTTTTGTGTAGGCGCATCTGCGTTGTAATACGTAGTATAAGCCGCAACATAACGTTTGATGAGTGAGCGGAGAGAGACAACACGCTCACCGAAAAATACGTGAGCGTTGTCATCTGAGTGTGGCGAACTAATTATATCGTTCATAGTTGCACTATGTTCCGAGGGAGGCATCATTTCGATTGCCTCTGAAGTCGGATAGTACTCAGTCGAGGAGGATGCTGTGAATTGCGTAAACTGAGCTTTACTCCAATCGTTTGAATCACCTACGAGAAGCTTTGCAGCTCTGTTAGGTTGCGCAAACTCAAAGTCATCACCACAGCGCATGTAAATATTAACTTGCACTGGTGCGGACGTATTGGAAGCATCAGATGCAGTGTCCATCGGTGCCACTAAGGCATTAACGACACTAACTGTAAACAATCCCATGTGTTTTCTCTCGTCGAATGTATTATAAACTTCTAGATAATTGTTCGACACTCTTGTAGGACCAAAGTGTTCATCACCCGCACCTTTAAAGATTTTATCTGTCTGGAGGTATGGAAACCTCGAGCAGTAGTCAATCTTAAATTCGGTTGAGGTGTTTTCTGCTAGGTCAAGGATGGTCGTATATCGACAGTTCACATCTTCAGTGAACAAATCTTGAGCTGTGCGAGTACCATTTTTCACCCATGGGTCAAACTGTAATTTCAGTCGCCCACTGTGAAAAGGTGAACACACAACTTCAACTCGATATATGATAGAACCCTTCCAGTATTGGAACATGCCTGAGAGGTGACCAGCAGGAGTGTCCATTTCCATCGCACGCATTGTGCCACCAACGTCTTTCGCGTTAGTTTTACGATACATGCTAGGATTAACTAGACATCCAAATATGGTATTCGCCTCGTCGGCATCAAGCTGTCCTTTATCGAATTTCCACTCACAGCGTGCTACCCATTGTTCACGGCTAACTATTGATGAGAAAGCCATTTCGTCATTTGGGAAAACACCCACTGTGCGAGGATCAACGGTAATTTCTTGCTTAGGGTCAAGGGCCAAAGAATAAGCAGTATCTTCGCCCACTGTGTTCGCAAGGCTACCATGTAGCTTAGGAGCATAACGCTCCACAGGCTGTTGCATAATAGGCTTTGCGAAACCAAACAGTTTAGCGATATCACCCATAGCACCCGCGCCTATTTCTGTGGCGCGAGCAAAAGGACCTATGACGGGAACGTTTTTCAGCATTCCAGCGGCTGATGCCACAGCAGAAGCTGTGGATGACACCGCCGCGTCATTGTACTCCTCTTTAGAGCTAGTGGGGTAATATTGATACTCCTCATCTGGCAAAAGGAAGGGTGTCTCTTGAGACTTGCTCCGGCCAGTGCAACAGTCGATAGACATAACTTCGCCAGTTGGAATAAATTCCGTAGGACCGAACAATTTCATGTTCTCGGCCCAAGCGTATGTCGTAATTTCGACTTTTTCTGAAGCACTTGCTGTGGCAATTCTCAGAGGGTTTACGTCCATAAATTTCAAACTCCCCAGGGTTTCTTTTGCCCTGTCTGCGGTTCCATTCAACGCAATATAATTATTGTGCCAAATGAAAGGAAGAGTGAATTCTTGAACTTGATTTGTTGATGGATTTAACCAGACGTGGGGATAAGTAGAGAAATGTTGAAAAGTAGCTTCATCCCTTCCGTCAGTAGTACCGTTCGAACCCTGCTGGAAAGCTTTAACTTGCCCAGCAACCTGGTTCCCAAGAGCAGTATGGTTAGCATACACGCTATCTGGGGGAGCATAAGGAATGTAGGCAACAAGCATACGTCCATATTGAAATGGCGTACCATTAAGTATAAAACGGAGCTTAAGATCAAAGGAAGCATAACTATAATTTTGTAGTTTCGCTTTAACTCTCGTATCAAGCTGCCATAAGGCCCACGGGTCGATCGTCCTCGTAACGTTCGACTTAGTGAACCCATTCGTCGTATTCCATTCGAAAGAATCGAGACGAATCGGCCTTTGGAAGAAGTTAGCGAGAGCCGCATTGTCCGTAAAACCATCAAGATAGGTTGGATCGCGAGGAGCGGCAGCATTAACGGTGTAGGTTCCTGGTCCTTCTTTGAATGTAACAGTTTGCTGTTGTACGTGAGAAGGATTAGATTCAGAAACGTTAAAGTTGTCAGCACCGATAATGGTATTTGCGTCCTCTGTAATTGCGTTGTCATCCCCGCCGGGATTTGTTTCGTTTGTTGGAGGAAGGCAGTGATCTAACTCACAGGTGGCCTCACACCCATGTGAGTCGACTTGAAGACAGTAAACACTTTGAGGGATCATCTCCCACTTCATTAGGCTGTTTAACTGCATGGTTAAGGTAAATACCTATCCTAATTTCCTCTAGAAGCAGTACCGGGATCGTAGACTTCAAGTTTATTGGAATCCTCGGCAAGATCTATCTAGAGAGCTGATTGGCGCGACCGCAGTCTGACATCACAGCTTAGTCTAAGTCGGCGTTGTCCTCATCAGTTCTTGGAATCAGAATAATCTGAAAGTTCCAAGAACCATCCTGCCTGTTGTAATGAGCTGGATTGAATTTGAACAACATGTCGTAAAGGGGATTAAAATGCACTAAAACCAGACCAGAGTTTGGAACGTCGTTATCTTCAGGAACGGCGGGATCATACTCGGGTTGGTCACGACCATATTGCATGTAATAATATTGTTTGCTGTACGAAAGGCCTTTGCCTTTGCAGGTGAATGGAGCATTCAGGAGTGTCTTGTGAATATAATTCTGGCAAGCTAAGTACTCTCTGTGTGCTTTCCAAACAATGAATTGCTCTAGTTGAGTGCAAAATCTCCTGCGGCGAAGTGAAACCTCTTCTGAAATTCGTCTAGCAACAATTCTCACCTGGTACTCCTCTGTCAGTTGTTGCCGAAAAACGGCTGTGCTGAAAAGAGGAGGCTCTTCCGTAATCAGCTCAAAATCTTCGATAAGATCAGGAACTGGAGAGAGCTCAGTGTCCATGGTGGGAACAAAGTGCACGCCAAAATACGGGTTGCAGCTGTAATAAGCGCGAATCCCGCAAGTGGCGTAAAAGACGATCATCAAAAAGATTCCGAAAACCGTAACAGTGTCTTCGGCGTCGTACAGGTCAGAAAACATACTCTCCTGAGACATCGTAGGGGTGAACTCATATTCCGAAAAATCAGGAGTTTCCATTTCTGGAACCCAGGGAGTCACCGGATGTTTGGAGACAATCTTCTGCATCATGTAGTCTCGAGTTGGAAAGGAGTAGTGGGGGTAAAGAGGAGCTAGGATAGCTACAATTTTGTTGTACTCTTCTTCCCCATGAAGTGCTAACTCGATAGTGGCACAGTCCAGGACTGCCTTTTCATGCTCTTCAACAGTAAGAGCTTTCGAAGGAATGCCAATGGTGAGCATCTTCATGATGGAGGGCTTTTCGATGGGAGACATCCAGTACTGGAATTTCTCGTCGAAAACCCATTTTCGCTTTCCAATAGTGCAGGCATCGACTTCAACAGTGGTGTAAGCACCGTCAGTCTTGTCTGCATTGGTGTACTTGAGACCAATGGATTTGAAATATGCTTGGATTGTTTCAAAGTTAAAGTAAGGGCGGACTTGAGTCGAAAGGGTGTACGTGTTATCGTCTCCCAATGACATGAAAGCCACGTTCTTGCGGAACGCTTCACGCATCGCTTCTGGCTTCCACCCGTACTTGGCTCTGTAAGTGGTAAAGAATGCCATGCGAATGTACAACGAATTCACAATGTCGTTGATCAAAAACGTCATGAGCACTCCGGAACTTAAAGAACCGTTAACTTTGAGCAAATCTCCACTGAGGAGAAGCATGGGATTGGAGATGTCGGAGATAATAGACCGGATCGCGTTTTCGTATTCCGGTGACATGTCGTCTCCTTTGAGTTTTAGAAAAAATTTCTTTACTCGGACGATGACAGTGGCTGCTGCCCAGATCATAAGGCTAGCCATGAATTTGTCATATTTCGAGAAATCTCCATTGACAGCGTGAGGGTGTTTTGAAAGGATCTGGTAAATCTTTCCCCAATCTGGGGAGAAGTTGTTCACGCCGCCAACAGTCTCAGTCTGAGCAAAGTTGGCTGTGTAGATGTTCATAAAAGCACCAAAGAACTTGCGGCACAACAGATAAAAATTCATCGGACCCAAAGTGAACAAGCGAATTTTTCGATCGGCGACTTTCGCCTTGTCTCGCGGTTCATCTTTCAGGCACGTTTTGTACACAATTCCGTTGGCTTCGCCTTCAGTCGCGCGGATGAGCATCTCATCAAATCGTTTCTGAGTTTCAGCGTCAAGTTTGAAAAACTTCTTGCCATTCTCTTCACGATCGAGTTCCAGGTGGTCATATTTCTTCCCACCATCTGGAAACCCGGCTGAGGTATCCATCGGCATCGACTTGCCAGCTGTTCCAGGAGTTCCGTTAATACAGGCATCTAATGAAAGAATTCTGTCTTCTTCGAAATCTTTGATTCCGGAAAGCTTGGCGACATAGTCGTCAATTGCGAGCGTAAGAATATCAATGTCGATGTTGTCGACTTGCTGACGCATGTCATGAATGGCGTTGAGATCGGGAGAAACCCATTCCCCGTCTTCCTTTATCCGACCACCAAATGATGGTGGAACGAGATTCGTCTTGTACTCGTCAGGAAGACTCGCTTTGAGGGCGGCAGCGTTGCGCGTTTCTTTGACGCGGCTTTGCTGTTTGTACCTCGCTTGAGGAATGCAACCGTAAAACTCTAAGTTCCCACGGTTCTCGGGATCCAACCAGTAAGACTGACTACGCGAGTCAGGGTCTTGAACGCTGTCGAGAGCTCCGCGCATTTGGGGGCTGTCTTCAAAATCGACGCGACTGGAAGGTGTCATCACAGCAGATCCGGCTTCAAGTAGGGCAATGCCTTCAGCTATCTTTGGGTAAGACATTTGGTGAAAGCAAGCGGCTCCTTTATCAAAAGCTGTGGCTACAGCAATACCATTAAGATGGTGAGTTGAGCCAATCTTAGTCAACAGAGGAGTGCCGCAATGTCCGACATGAATGTCCTTGAACTTGCCGATGAAAACACGAGGGTTGTATTCTTCCCCGAGTATATTTACGTCATCATACTTGATTTGGAGATCGAAGCCATCAATCTCAGCCTTCATGAACTTGTTTGACGGTTTCTGGCGATAAAAGTTTACACCTTTAACTCGCTTGAGAGAGCCTTCGTAATTGGCTTCCTTTGGGATTAGGCCAGAAATGTCTTTGAAGGAGTTGACACTTAGAAGTTTGACAATTCCAAGATCTTCTCCAACTCGAGTCACGAGGTTGGGATGGCCACGCATGCGTGACACTTCGTTCATGACGATCTTGTCGCCACTTTGCGAAAACTTCTGAACAACAATATAATTGTCGGGATCAGCAAACCATCGCAAGAAGTGCCAAACGCCAATGGCATAATTTTGTTTAATGCCAGTGACGTGCGTTGCGTACTTGATTCCAAGTTTGGGGCGGTAAAGAGTGAGTTTTAGCACGTTGCTAGAAACCCATTTCTCAGCAGTTGAAAGGTCCACTTGCGCTTTGCGATTTGGACTTATGAACCCGTCAACGACGTCCCAAGGATTTGCAGGCTGACGTTTACTATACCCCTCACCTTCGATCTCCTCTGTGAGAGCAGAGGGAACTTCAGTGGGAATGTAGTCAGCTTGCTTGGGTCCTTCAGGCGTAGAAGAACCACTAAAGTACTTGTAAGACATTACGCCAATGATGACAGCGCCTAAGAGGCCGATAATTGCTCCAGTTCGGAGCTGCAAAATCTCCTCCCTATGAGTCTCGTACCGAGTCAATATTAAATCGACGTGTTCGGTAAGGTCACGAGCCATACATGCATCGCGCTTAAGCATAGCGTAGCGGTCTTTGAGTTCATCGAGCCACGAGTGGCCACGATTAAAAATCTTGGACCACAACGCTACCATTGCTATAAGCGGTAGAATGTATGTCAACTGACAAAAATGGACAAATAGGTAGGCAGCAATAGTCATATTGGAGTAATACTCTATACCTTCAGAAGTGGGATGGTAAGCTTGAGAGATTCGAGGTGGGTTACAAGCGAGACAATTGTCTTTGCTCATGTAACCGTGTTCGCACTCATTGCTATCTACCCACTCATGAGTGGTATTGAGTCTGCTACTTTTGTAGTTGTGCTTCTTGGCTAGGTCGAAAACGTAGTCATGAACTTCAGCAAACGAGAACTGTTTATTGTTCCCTTGCGAATCAACAACAGGATTGCTGAAACACTCAGTGCCAGAGCCATGGTAAACGTGGAAATAAATCCCAGCCATGCGATCCCCGGTTGGGTTCAACACGGGGTCGTCGAGCTTAGACGCGTCGAGACCTTCGCGCTTGTCATCATACTTGAACTGTTCTCGAAGATGAACCTCGATGTTCACATGAATGCGACGGACGAAAGCATCAACATTGGTAATGTAACTTCCTACACCATAATTTTGGTTGTTGGACATTAGAATGTTAACAAATGGTTTGTAGATGTCTTTACCTTTGTCTTCGACAGAAGCACGGTTGATGTAAAATAGGCCTTCGCCAAGAATGGATGTAATGTTTTGCATAATCTGGTTATCAGTATCCATTTGAGGGTTGGCGGAACCAAGCTCATCAATCTTTACAATGATATGTTTGTCATTGATGTAAGCAGAAAGATATTTATCAGTCATATTGAGCGTGGTGGCGTACTTCCTGTCAAAGTCTGACAGCGGAAGTTTTTGGACGTTTACGCCGAGGCCCATAAGAGCAGCTCTCCCCAGGGCTGGAGCAATCACGGTGGATTTGCCTAAGCCAGGAGGACTCTTCAATCCAATGTTGACTGGAAGAGGTTTGGTGCCATAATCAGCGCAGCGGGCTTTGGTGTGCAGGGTTGAGATCTCCCTGTTGAGCTGGGCCATTATGCTCCTAAGAGCTACGTCTTTAGAATACACTTTCGCGTATTGTTTGACGCAAGTTTCCAGATTGTCGCGCCAGAGCTGGTCTGGAACGTGGCCTTCGAGAGGTGGAGTGCCTGCTAGGTAGCGAAGCTTCTCGTTCTCTTTAAGCCACTGTGCGCAAGTAATCCACTCATAGTCGGTGGAACACTGGAAGCGACTTACGTCTTTGTACGAGCCGTTCATAAAACGCATTAAAGCGGAAACAGCTCTCATCATAGTGATGGATTTTTCAACAGCGGACATGTTCTTGGCGTCAATAATTCCTTTGTTAGAACAAACGCCTAGGTCGCATGCGGCCTTAACAGTAGTTTCTGGGACTGAACCCAGAATGGAAGAAGCAATGGTAACGCAGAAAATGCGATTGAGTGCAACCCATGCGGTACTGTTGAGACCGTCTTGGACGTCGTCGGCTACTTTGTCCAGGAAAGACGGCAAGCTGTCGAACATTGAGTCATCTCCAGCAGTTGGGAAAAATCCTGTGCTTGGAGGTGGTTTTCCAGAAAGATGCTCGTTGCGAATGTTCGAGTAAACAACTCGAGCGACAAGCGAAAGCAAAAGTTCCTTCTGAAAAATCAGTTGACTCGTCATGATGAAGTTATAAATTACGAGAACGCGGGCCTTCCACCCACTCGTCTGAAAGTAAAGTCCGAGATTGACCACAAAAGCTTGCAAGAGCTCAAAAGAGCGAGCGTCTCTCGAAATGTGAGACTGGTCTGCAATCTCCTTCATGAGGAGCATGATGGTCATGTCTGGCAAATTATTCCAGGTGTCATTGATGTCAGGACACCAAGAGGCGTTCTGGTCAGAAAACATGGTTGGGGTATAGGTCGTATTGTCATCGACTTCGATCTTCGGAGTGTAAGCTGCATCGTCATGGATATCAAACTTTTTGCGAGGTTTGGGAACCTCAACAGTCTGTTCCGGACGAGAATTAAAAAGTTCTTGAAATGAACTGTTAAAATTGACGAAAGAAGAAATAAGTTCTTCGTCCATACACTCATCGTAAGTCATAGACTTGGGTGTTGGAATGGAAAAGCACTCTTCTCGGACAAAAGGAGTCCAAGTTCTCAGGTTTCTACGGATGCGAGACCTGCGAATAGGAGTGAGAAATTCAACACTGCAGTCAGCGTCGAGGAGCTGATTCACAATGTAAGTAATAACTTCGGGGTGCTCTTGAAAAGGGGGGTTTGTAGTTGGGATTCCTGATGACATGATGTAAAGTGTTTCGCTGTCCTAAAAAGGAGAGCAAGGACTTTCAACCTGTGAAAAGTTGCGACCCTAATAAAAGGTTCTTTGGCATGTCGTACTATGAGTCCAGGTCCGGAGGACACATAGCTACCAATACAAAATTTCAGTTAGACTGGGGTTTTTGCTAACCCGACACGAACTTCCTGCCGAATGTTGGCACAGGATGGAAATCGTGCTATGACACACTGCTTATTGGATACCACAATACACAATAAACAAATGCGATTTTTGCCTCTAGTTTAACATCTGAGCGAGGCTCGAGATCAGCGGAATACCGCCATTCGCTTAATAAGGAAAAGCATAACCGGATAGAATAAAGATTCTCCACATCATAAGATACATGATCAGAGGAGTTAAAGAGGTGCGTTTAAACCTCTACAACGTCGAGCTCAGTTGCTCTTCATCATATAAATGTTTTAAACAGTCTACTCTGCATCGAAAAAGGGTTTGCCAAGTCTTATGGCATGGCAGGCCAATGGAGGTGCCGCAAAGCGGCGGAGTAGGGTAGTCTCTCAACTAAGTTGAAGCATGTTAATAAAGCTTTTAAGAATACCGAACATGGTCATACAGTCTCTTGCTGAATGCCATGCGAGATACGCTTGCCCTGACTAAATTCCGATAAAGTCAACGCGGCTGAATCAACAAGAAGGTGATGTAATAATTTAAGCCTGTATAAATCCTGCTAATGAGAACACTTGTGAAAGTAGGCTACTATACGTAAGAAACGGATATTGGACGGTCCAAAATAAATCTGTCCACGTGAGCATCACGTAGAAAACAAACTATTAAAATTGAAACCGTATTGGTTCTCAAAAGCGTACT